GGTTCTGTCAAGGAGCCTACCGCCGACGGCGATTGTGGTTCGCTGTTGGTTGTGCGTAGTGGTTCCGGGCCAGTCATCCTAGGAATCCACCAAATGGGCAGAAGTTCCAGTGTTGGTGCCATTAAGGCCAGTTACGAGGACGTGATGGCCATGTTGGATGGTGCTCTCATCGTGAGTGACAGCGAACCGATGATGGATGCTCCCAGCACATCAGTGGGCTTACCGGGCCCGCTACACCCCAAGAGTCCGCTCAACTTCTTGGAAGACGGTGTTGTCGAATGCTACGGGTCCCTGGAAGGATTCCGAGCAAACCCCAAGTTTCGCGTTGTTGCGTCGCCGATGGCGGACTTCCTGCGAACGAAGGGGTACACCGACACACACTGTGCACCACGAGCCAAGGGATGGAAACCAAAGTACGACGCGCTGTCGGACCTGGTGACCATGCATGATGACGTCGACACGGATGTGCTCAGCCAAGCCATAGATGGACTCTCGAAAGATTTTGAGAAGGTGCCGTCGAAGTGGTTGGAAGAGATCATGATCTACGACATCCACACCGCGGTCAACGGTGTGCCTGGGTTGAAGTACGTTGATGGGATCAAGCGCAGCACAAGCGCCGGTTATCCGTACTCGAAGCCCAAGGAGCTTTACCTCGAACAGTTGGAAGCCACAGAAGACTATCCTGACCATGTCAAGTTCACTCCCGAGATCGAGGATCGCGTGGAGTTCATGTTGGACCGCTATAAGCGCGGCATCAGAGCTGGACCTGTGTTCAAGAGCGCCTTCAAGGACGAACCACTCCCGATCGCCAAGGCAGCGTCTGGGAAAGTGCGCACGTTCATGATGGCGAGCGTGGAGATGACAATCATCATGAGAATGTACTTGCTGTCTTTTGTCCGCGTAGCGCAATCGAATCACTATGTGTTCGAATGTGCTCCGGGCATTGAGGCGCAGTCAGTGGAATGGGACTTTTTGTACCAGTACCTAACTGTGCACGGCCAAAAGCAATGCATTTTCGGCGATTTCCAGAAGTACGACAAGTCGATGCATCCAGCGTTCGTGATTGGAGCATTTGAGACGATTGGTCGTTTTGTGGAGTACGCCGGTGGTGGAAAAGAGCAGGCGGATGTGATCCGCACCATGGGGTACGACATTGCGTTCGCGTACGTCGATTTCTTTGGAGACCTGGTAATGCTCCACGGGAAGAACCCCTCTGGGCAGGCATTGACAGCCATTGTGAATGGTTTGGTCGGAAGCCTGTACATGCGCTTTGTCTGGATCCATTGCGCGCCGGATCGAGATGTGTTCTCGTTCAAAGTCCACGTCAACTTGATGACGTACGGAGACGACAATGGCATGGGAGTCGCAGTGGTGGCATCTTTCTTCAACCATACAGCTATCGTGAGAGTGCTCGCAGAGATTGGAGTTACTTACACTATGGCGGACAAGGTGACGGCTAGTGTGCCGTTTGTCGACATCAGTGAAGGGTCGTTCTTGAAGCGTGCTTTCCGCCTGTGTCCTGACACCAACACCATGGTTGGACCGCTGGAAGAAGAGTCGATTTCCAAAATGCTGATGGTCTGTATACCATCGTCAGTGGTGAGTCCAGAAGTCCAGTCTGTTGACACCATCCGCAGCGCCAATTCAGAGTGGTTTTGGCACGGGCGGGAGCGGTTCGAAAGGGAACATGCAGTCTACGAAGAGATGCTTGATGCCCTTGATCTGAGACTGCTGATGCACCCTCCGCTTGAGG